GACAACTATGACCCAGCACTCCTGTATGGGACACTGGTTGAAGCCTACACCTACATGAAGGGTGAGCAGGACATGGTTCTGTTGTACAACACCAAGTTTGGCGAGGCTTTGGTACAGCTTAAACGTCTGGGCGATGGTTTAGAGCGATCTGACGCATACCGCAGTGGGCAGGCTAGGATTCCAGTAACATGATTGCCCAAACCCTAACCACATCCTTCAAGCAGCAATTGTTTGAGGCGGTACATGATTTCTCCACAGACACCTTCTACATGGCGTTGTACACAGCCAATGCCGATTTGGGGGCTACTACCACTGTTTACACAGCAAGTGGGGAGATTTCAGGTACAGGCTACACCGCTGCGGGGCAGGTAATGACCGGCGTGTCTGTCAGTGTCACAGACACCACTGCCTTTGTAAACTTCACCAACGTGGTATGGACTACAGGCGCGTTTACAGCACGGGGTGCCTTGATTTACAATACATCCAAGGGTAACAAATCGGTGGCAGTATTGGACTTCGGCGCTGACAAAACCACTACGACCTCGTTCACAGTTGTAATGCCCACCAACTCCGCAACAACCGCATTAATAAGGCTACCATGACTACCGAAAAACTTAAAGCCACTGACACTGTTTCCAGCGGCCTGACCTGTAACCTAAAAGCCGGTGAAAATGCCGAGGCTACGGGCGTGTACCACATTGAGTGCCGTGACAAAGACGGTAATCTGAAGTGGCAGGCAGATTCCAAGAACCTTGTAGTGAATGCGGGTCTAGCCTATATGGCTGGCAGTGCCTTAACTTCAGTCACGCAAATCACCTCTTGGTATCTTGGACTGTATGGCGCTGGCGCTTCTAACACGCCTGCGGCAGGCGACACTATGTCTTCCCACGCTGGCTGGACAGAAGATGTAACTTACAGCAATGCAACCCGTGTGGCGGCTACGTTTGTAACAGCTACCACTGCCAACCCTTCCGTAGTGACTAACTCAGCTTCTCCTGCTGCGTTTAACATCAACGGCACAACGACTGTGGGCGGGGCTTTCCTGACTAGCGGCAGTGCTAAGAGCGGCACGACAGGTACATTGTTCTCTGCGGCTGACTTTGGCTCCCCCGGTGATCGTTCTGTGGTGAGCGGCGACACTTTGTCTGTGACGTACACATTCAGCTTGGCAGGTTAATATGGCCGGGTGGGGTTCCGGTGGATGGGGGATATCAGGCTGGGGTGGTTCTGGCTATGATTCTTCCATTGACGAAACTGCCACGGGGTCGGATGCGGTAGCAGCGTTAGCGGCTTTAACGGCCTCGGTTAGCGAGACAGGGACAGGGACAGATGCGGTAACGAGTCTGGCAGTTGTCAACTCAGCGGTTACGGAGACCGCAACAGGCACAGATGATGTTGTAGCGGGGCAAGGACTTAGTTCAGCGGTCACTGAAACGGCGACAGGTAGTGATGTAATAACAGCAGTACCAACGTACCCCGTAACAGTAGCGGAGACAGCGACAGGATCAGATGCGGTAGTAAGCGTTCCGGTGTACAGCGCGGTTATCAGTGAGACGGGAACGGGTTCTGATGAGGTAAATTCTAGCTTTACGTTCTTTGGGACGATAACGGAGACGGCGACAGGATCAGATGCAATTGACTCGCTACGGTCACTTAACTCGACGGTAACTGAGAGCGCAACAGGTACAGATTCAGTTGCAACAACGGCAAGTTTGGGTGTATCGGTAGCAGAGACGGCGGTCAGTGCAGACACGCTAACAGCGGCAGCGGCCTTCGTAGCTTCTATTGTGGAGTTGGCAACCGGGACAGACGCAATAAATGGACGGCCATTCTGGGATGTAATTGATGATACGCAGAACGCCAACTGGCAGAATATCGGCAACACGCAGACAGCAAGCTGGTCTGCTGTTTCAACGACTTAGGAGAAATTAATGGCATCTTCATACACATCGCTACTGGGGTTAGTTCAACCTACTACAGGGGAACTGTCGGGTACTTGGGGTACTACAGTTAATGACTACCTCACAGCGTACCTTGATTCTGCTATTGCTGGGGTGCAGACCATCAGCGGGACACAGACTGCGGTGACTCTGTCGGTGGCAAACGGCGCTTCCTTATCTCAAGCAGGCTCGGGTGCTACAGGTTCTTCCCAATACATGGTGATCAACTGCACCGGGACTCCAGCCAGCTTGCTAACGATCACCGCGCCAGCCTTAAGCAAAGTGTATGTGGTGATTAATGGGACGGCACAGTCCGTCAAACTTGTTGGCGCTGGCCCTACCACTGGCGTGACGCTTATAACGGGTGAGAAAGCAGTCTGCGCTTGGAACGGCTCTGACTTTGTTAAGGTGGCAACAAGTGCAGCAACAGGCGGCATCTCATACACCACCACCAAAACAGCCAACTACACAGCAGTCGCAAATGATGGTGTGCTGACCAACACAACTGCCGGGGCATTCACGGTTAACCTGCCAGCGTCTCCATCCAATGGAGATCAGGTCATCGTTGCTGATGCGGCGGGTACTTGGGGGACAAACAACCTCACCGTAGGGCGCAATGGAAACAACATAGCTGATGTGGCGCAGGACTTGGTTTGCGACATTAGCGGGGCGTCTGTTCAGTTTGTCTACAACAGTTCTGGCACAGCAAGTTGGGAAGTGTTTGCACAGATTGGCGGCAATGGCGGCACTGCTGTTACGCTGACCGGGACACAGACCCTGACTAACAAGACGCTGACAGCGCCGGTATTGACTGCACCTGTCCTTGGTACGCCAGCAAGCGGGACGCTGACCAATGCAACGGGACTGCCCCTCAGTACGGGTGTGACAGGCAATTTGCCTGTGACAAACTTAAACTCAGGAACTTCTGCCTCGGCTTCTACATTCTGGCGTGGTGATGGCGCTTGGGGTGCTATTTCTGCTGGCTTTACTCTTGGAACCCCTGTTAATGTTTCTGGAACTTCGGTTTCACTTACTGGAATACCAGCAGGGGCTAAACAAATTGTATTAATGTTTAAGTCTGTTAAAAGCAATGCAGCAGCTAATAAATTAATACAATTAGGGGATTCTGGCGGTTTTATTACTACTGGATATGTAACTCAAGAATCTTTTCTTGCTAACACTGCTGCCTCAGATAGTTTTACTGATGGGTGGCGGGCGCGAGGAGATGTTGCAGCAACTACCGCGATATCTGGTGCAATGACATTCACACTTTATGACGCTTCAACATTTACATATGTTGGAGTGGGTGCATTTTCTTATCCGCAAAGTGATAAGGCGACAACGCTTGTAAGTGGGATTGTCACTTTAACTTCCATACTGACACAGATACGTGTAACAGTGAGTGGAACTACATTTGACACCGGCTCCGTCAACATTGCTTACATCTAAGGAATTATCATGCACACCATACAAGCAAATGTAAGCACTGGCGAGATTGTTCAGATTCCCTACACGACTGAAGAGCAAGCCGAATACGATGCAAAGAAGGCAGCATGGGATGCTGGCGCAGACACCCGCAAAGCAGCGGAGGTTAGGGCAGAACGCAGTGCCAAACTAGCTGCAACGGACTGGACTCAGGGTGCTGATACGCCCCAAGCCACTAAAGATAAATATGCCCCATACCGCCAAGCACTCCGCGATGTACCAGCACAAGCAGGGTTCCCAAACACTGTCGTTTGGCCCACTCAGGAGTAAGCCATGACAACCCTATCTGACATCATTACACCGACAAACCTCGTCACATTGACGGGAACATCTACGCTTACCAACAAGACCATTGCTTTTGGTAGCAACACCCTGTCTGATGTGGCAAGCCTGTCTACAGCCCAGACCTTCACTGGCACAAAGACATTCAGCGGTACATCATCAGCACTAGCGATGATCTTGAACGACGCAGCAGAGGTGGCAACAGTATCAGCAACAGCAGCTACAGGCACGATCAACTACGATGTCACCACCCAGTCTGTCCAGTACTACACCAGCAATGCAAGTGCCAACTGGACTGTCAACTTCAGAGCGTCCAGCGGTACATCGTTGAACACTGCCATGACTACGGGGCAGTCTGTGACTGTGGCTTTCCTTGTCACGCAAGGCTC